GGAAGGCTCACCACCTGAAGGAATGTCTTGAGCCAACGCAATAGATGCGCCGTAGACATATGCAGGACGTGTAGCACTTGCTTTCACTACTAAGCTTGTACGATCATCACGTACACGATCACCTACACGGCGATCAGGAGAAGGAACAGTTAAGCCAAAGCTCTTATAAGAAGCCTTAGCTGCTGCTAGGTTAGAAACTTTTGCGTACCCTATGAGTTCGAAAGCTTCGACACCTGGCCAGCCAAAAACACCTTCATCGTTGAAGCCAGAAAGCTTGTTAATCTGGTTACCTGGCTGAAGAATAGCTCCAGCGGAAGATTTGTAAGTTGCCATTAGTTATTTACCTCCTTACTCAGATATGGTGAAGGCGGTTGTGATGAAGTCCTTGTTCAAGTTCGCAAAGCCAGCGTATAGCTGCCATATGAGAATGATAAACCGGCTGAAATCATCATTATTATTAATGAGGACTTGAGCGTTTGGACCACCAATACCTACACCGATAGCCTGAGGACCGAAAAATAATCCAGCAGGAGTTGTATGGTTCACAGCACCTTGCCCATCGGCAATGTTAACTGAGATAGATTTAGCAGGGAAGTTGGTTGATTCAAAGAATCTTACTCCTTCGAAAACAAATCCGGATGGCATGGTAGGTTCTCCACCTACAAACTGTGCCTGTCCATATTGACCACCACCATAGATGGCTTGGTTAGGACCACCAGCACCCATTAGAGGGTTACCTTGTCCCATGCCTGGGTAACGTGCAACTTCACGGAATCCTTGATCAGCTCTGAGATCCTTCATGAATGAAGGGTCAGCGATACAACGATAGTATCCGTCTCCGAATACAGGTACGTGACGCTTACGTAAGCTCTTAACTACTTCAAGTAGGTCAGTCTTAACGTTGAACTTAAATCGCTCAGAAGCATATTCTGTAGCTGAATAAGCGTTAAGGCCACCACCGGCAGCTTTAGCTTTATTATTTGGATAGTAGTAACCACCTTGTGTATCACTACTCTGTCCTCTTGATTCACTCTTGAATAGCTCATCTAAGAAGACTCTGTCTCTCCAACGTCTGTAATCATCGAGAAGAGTCAACGAACCAATACTCTGGTGGAACATATTAAGGTTCCCTGTATCGAGCAATAGTCGCTGCGCTGTCATCAATGTCTCACGAGCAATTTTGAAAGTGCTAGGGAGATTTGTGTTAGCTGGATCTGCAGGTCCTGTGTACTCGCGAAGAGATACAAGAACCTTGTCCTTGACAATAGATCTGCTGTTTGCAGTACCGATGGTTTGATCCTGAGTACGCTCACGGCTGGTCTTAGTGCCAGGGTTGCCAAAGAACCTGTAACGGTCGAGTTGAACCGTTTGTCCAGGCTGTTTGGTAAAGTCGTGTACTACTACTGGCTCAGTAGCCATTTCCACGACATACGCTGGGTGCGGGCGATAAAGCTCGGCTCCCAGGAGTTTTGGAAAATCGTTATCAATAAACATGTTGGTTTCTCAGCGCAAGAATTTTGCTGATACCAGAGGAATTAAATCCTCTATTGCTGGAAAAAAAATTCCATTATAGAAATTATAACAAGACTTAATAAAGCTACTTATGTAAGTTAGCTCAAATTATACGACGTTATATGGAGAATATGAAGTAGGAGGAACAGTGCCCATTCTTCCATAAGGGTTTATATATCCATCAACAGGTTGTAAATCTGGTGCCTTTCCAAGTTGATCTTCTTTCATCAACTCAGAGAGTAATAATGCTTGTTTTACTTTTGCAACGTCCATGTTCAGTAATTAAAAAAGTTGTACGTTACCTGTTCCAGGTAGTTGTTGCCAATTTATCTGCCTAGCATCGTAACCAGGTCCCAACATATAATTAGTAGCTCTTTGTCTTCCAGCTTGATGTCCTTGGTTATAAGCTATACCAGATAAAACACCTCCAGGAAGACTCCCAGCTATATTTCCTAATCCAGCCGCACCAACTGTTCCTACTACTCCTCCATATTGAGGATTAGCATAACCTTGATGCTGTCCAACTGCTCTAGATGCAATAGCGGGAACACCCACTGTCAGCCCGAGTAAGGCTGCTATTTCAGGTAAAGCCATACCTGCTAAACGAGTGCCCCCTATCATTGCTCTATTCCATTACAAGTAGCTTTTGACGGAATATCTCAGGACTCTGCTGAGCAGCGTTGAGATACTTCCAAGCCTGTCCAGGATCTCTGTCAGCTAAGTTACCAAAGCTATTCCAGAACTCTTCAGGATTGCCTTGCTGTACTTGTGGCTGTGGAGGTGCAGGCATCTCTGGACGCTGTGGTGCAGGAGCTTGTTGTCCACCAGTGTTTTGGAACTGTTGTCCTACAAACCTACCATCAGCAGGTGCAGCCTGTTGTACAGGATGAGGACCTTTAGGACCAAAGAACTCACAAGTATAATCAGCAAGTACGTCTGGGTTAGTAAGAATCTGTTGATAAGCTTTATGCTCAGCTACTAACTCTTGTAGTAAACCAGTTGCTTCTTGTAATTGACCGTTGCTCTGTATTAATGAATCTTCTATCTGGCAAGCATAGTTATTAAGTAATGCTGGAGCATCTGCACCAAAGTGATTAATTACTTCAAGACTTGCTTCGCTTACTCCGTTTTCCCTTAGCTGTTCCGCTGTCACTTCCGTAGACGTTTGGGAAGAGGCGTTGGAGTAGCCCTGGTTGCTCGCGCTCGAAGGCATATATGTCTGCGCTGCCGGGTCGCTGTACTGGGTTGTCGCTTGGGAACCGTAGTTGGCCTGAACGCCTGATTGGGTCGCTGTCGATTGTTGACCCTGGAACGGGAATTGGACTGGTGAACTCAGGAGGTTCACTACCTTGTCGAACGCGTCCCTGTAAGGATTCTCCGCCTGTGCTTGCTGCTGCTGCGGAGCCTGAGGCGCTTGCGATCCCTGGTAAGCCGAGGGAGTAGGGCTGTATTGGAGTCCCTGAACCCCCATCTGGGCTGCCACTTGTGGAGCTGGTGCCGCCATCGGCTGGGCGCCTGCTGTCCACTGAGGTGTTGTTGCCACTGTTGGAGCCTGAGCCGCCGTCTGAGCTACTGGAGCCCCTGAGTTGATCGGCTGGGTCTGGGATACTTGGGGTGCCGATTGGGTCGGCTGAGCGATAACGTCCGGCATGGGTTACTTCTTTTTGTAAACTTTCGAGTGTTCTATATAGAAACGGGGTGAGATTTAATCTCGGATCTGCAGCAATCGGTAAATTCGGTTGTTGCGGATGGGGAGTCCTCATCTCTTGATTGACTAAGTCAATAAGACCTGAGTAAGCCCGCTGTAGTTCCCCAACAACTCTGAACGGAAATCCTGATAACATACCAGCGATTTCGTCGTCAGTTTTAGATGGGAATAAATACTTCAGTGCTTCTATGCTATCAACGCCTAATTCTTGTAGGTTTCTGACAAATATAGATTGGTTCAATTTATCTTGTGCAGTATCTTCATAAACTGGACCCATCCAACGCCATAAAACAGTCCTATCTCCATCAGGAGCAAGACCTAAAACACCTGCAGGAACATCTCCAGACCTGATAACTTCCTCTACGGTTTGTTCTAATTTTTGCTCATATTTCATCTTCTGTTCTTCATATTTTTCCATTGCTTTATCCATATCTTCTTCTTCAAGAGGAAGCTCGGGATATTTAATACCTGTTGCAAAAGCAAGTGATTTCTTGAATATTTGTTCCTCTTGGAAAAGTATTAATTCAAAGCACTTACAAATACCATATTGATATAACTGAAGGCATTTCTTTTTCGCTGTGGCACTAACACGTCCATAAGCAGATTTTATTTCTGTTGCAGTTACGTTAGTAATGCTTAAATCGTCAATACCGCCTAACGCTAAACGTATCTCACTTCTAAGCTGTTCAGAGTATCTTGCCTGATCTGTACTTACGGCATTAGGAGTAATGAAACCCACACGATCAGAAGGCTCCAAGTTTGCGATAACTCTAGGTACACGCATACCACTACCAGGTTTACCTAAATACCCTGGTTGCTGTCTTGTTATAGGGTCTTGTTTATATGTAGAACTAGAGAGTAAAGACTCAGATCCGAAACCTGATTGACTGGATATACTAGGACGTTGTACTGAACCATCAGAATCACTTTCAACTATATCTTGCTTAGGACGAGAAGATAGAAGAGTTGGATTACCAAAGAAAGATAAATTAGCTCTTATGTTCTTAACCATCTCATCATGAGCGATGATCTGATTAGCCAACATCTCAAACTCACCTGCACCATCAGTTCCAAATGCGTCAGGGTTATTAAATACCTCAACACATGGAATAAATTGCATAGTGTTTTTTACCACCGTTTTATTCAACGTTGGTACATCCATCACCTCTTGGTCAAAACTAATCTCCTGCTCAGTATGTATTTCTTCTATCTCAAGAGGAGTGATCCTCAAACGCATATACCTCTTATCTGTTCCTAGACCAATATTTCGTATACCCTTATTAGCTTTAACTTTGTAGGGATAGATCAAGATTACTTCTTCAAGATCACCTTCTGGAGAGTAATATGTCCTATAAGCATCTTTATCAAACCAATAAATTCTGTATGTTTTCTTTGTAGGTCTTATATAAAACAACCCTTTACCATACGTTAAAAATCTATCCCAAATTGAATCTAACCTTGCATCTAATTTATTAAATTTAATTACCTGTTGAATAAAATCAAATCTCTGTGTACCAAAGTTATCTTGCTGTGGAAAAAACTCTACACCTTGGCGTATCCCAAACATCTTCATCTGGGATAAATGAGCATTAACCAGCATGGTGTCAGCTGGTCCTGTTCCGTCTTTGGTAATAACCGAATTTAAGATTCGATCCAGAACAGTTTTACTATTGCTGTCGCTCATTGTTTTTAATTAAATCTTATTCTTCAATGTTGTACCCAGCATGTATTCGTTTGAGGGTAATAATTTCGTCTTCAACTTCTACTTCAAACCTTTCATTAGGTTGAATAGATAAATCGTGACAAAGTTCATCAGGCAAAGGAATGACTACAGAACCGTAAGCATCTTGCTCGATCTCTAACGTTTGATAGTGGGTAGACATTGGGTAGTGTTCTTTCCAGTTTAAATCGTCAATACTCTAACTCTAGTTTTCCTCGAGTCATTAATCCATTACATAGCCATACCAATGCGTCTACACAATCATCATGTGAGCTTACTCCAAAGTTCACAATCTCATCTGTTAAAGGACCAAATTTCCTGAACTTATTGAATATGATTTTACGCTGTTCGAAGAGACCCATTATCCCTCTAAAACGTGCAACTTTATCACCTTTAAAGCCTTTTACTGGATGCCATATCATATTGTATAAACCATGATCACCTTGACATATTCTTCTAAAGTCAGCTTCTAAAGAAGCCTGATAAGCAACGGCTTCTGACCATATATCGATATTACTTCCTGTGGGAAAATAACTCTTTCCATCTGAATGTACAACTCCCCATTCTTCCATCATTTCCATCAATGCTTCTAATTTATCTAAATTACCCATAATCCTTAATCTCTTACAATCAATGACATGTATTTTGTTCCCTATCCTTCCTCCCATGACAAAAACAGTGTAATCATTCTGTTCACGTATACCTGCAGATAAATCAACACCAACTCCTAATCTTTCAAAATCTGTTGATATCTCTCCTCTAACAATCAAATCTGGAGCTAAAGATAATTCACTTGTTTGAATAATTTGATTCTGATATTGAAAACTGAAGGAAACAGGCGCTTGTCTTCTCCTGTCTCGCAAATAATCTAAAGACCACATATCAGGCCAATAAGAAATCTCATCTCCTTCTTTATCAACTGTGATAGCTGACTGAACAATTTGAACCCAATCATTAGCTGGTATGAAAGTACTTTTGTGAATATCATCATGTCTAAAACGTGTCCCAAGACATATAGCTCTCGCACCTTCAAACATAGTTGGAACTATGACTGAGTTCCAGTTGTCTTCCATTGCTTGGCGAATATCTTTATTTTTAATATCATCAGCACTTTTTATTGCGTCATCAATTATGCAAAGATGTGATCTTTTAGAAGTCACAGCACCTTTCAGTCCTGCACAACAAACAGTAAACTCTTCTTCACCAGTTGATTTGATACCTGCAAACTTCCAATCAATACTCCAATATTCATTTGAATTTATACCTTTTGCTATTTTTACCGTGGGAAATATTTCTCGATAAATTTTACTATCTTCAATAATTCTTTTTATTGCTGCACTCTTAGGTCTAGCTACATCAACAGTGTAAGAAATATATAAAACTTTTAAAGGTTGCTTCGCTAAAGCATGTATTCCTACAGCCCAAGCTGTGTACAAACCAAGAATAGTAGATTTAGCACTACCACGTGGAGCAAGTATATCTATATTCGGACCACCTATACCCACTAAACATTCACTGTCTTCCCCCGTACACAAATACTTATGCCATTCAATGTGATGTTTAGCTGGAGGTTTATCTCCTACAACTTCACAAAAATAAGCAAAGTCGGTTCTAGCTCTATCAACATCAACAGAAGATGTTTTCTTAACTACCTGTTGTTTAGCTGCTGCTCTCGCAGTACGACGATAAACACTGTAGATACTTGTTCCTGCCATGCACGTAGCATAGTCGAAGAATCTTTAATTACTTAAATTAAGTGATTAGGTTGAATATATCTCCTGCATATTGAAGAGGTTTTAAACCAGGTACCATACCTGCAATATTACCTGCCAAGCTTACAAGAGCACCATATTTAGCTAACTCTTCTTGTTGCTTTTCTTGAGGAGTTCTCGTATCAACTGGATTCATTATGATTGCTCCTGGGGGCGTAGGTCTCACAGGATTCATTACGATTGATCCAGGAGGAGGACCTTGTGGAGCAGGCGCTAACATATCTTCAATAAATTATCAATCTATTCTAACTCTCCTCTTGCAATATCTTTGTCCAGACTCCCATTGATGCTTCCTGTAATGGACCTTCAATAGGATCATCACGGAATATTGAAAGCATCTCTCTAAGAGCCCTATCTGCCCCAGCTAATATCAGACCTTGTTTGTCCATCAGTATCTTTTCATCATTCAATTGTTTTATCGAACCACGTAATTCTTTTTGAAGCATAGCAATCCTTGCTGCTCCCATATCTTGTTTAACCATACCCATGTCTATGGCTTCTCTTAATTTAGAGATGTCCATTTGCATGGAATCAATCTCACCTTCTAATAAAGAAGTGAAATTCCTCTTCTTGAACTTTTTAGTAGACCACTCATCACATTCCACTATTGTCCCTTGAAACCCAAGGAAACGGGAATACAAATATATTTGAATAGGTGAGGAGGTCTTTTTACAAAAAGCAGTGAAGGATTCTCTATCTTTGGAAGTTAGAGATTTGATCCATTCATTCATGCGCGATAGGCACTTTGAGCTTGTGCGTAGTCTCTAGCTTCTTTATACCTACGGAACTGCTCTTTCTGCAAGTCGGTTGCTCGTACTTCCTGACCTTCGACTCGACGTGTACCTCTTGTTTGTCTTCCTGTCTCAGCAATTCTTCCTCTATCTTCTTGCCCTTTAACCCTTTCTACTCCTCTTGTCTGTGCTCCAGTTTCTGCAACTGTTGCTCTTTGCTCCTGACCTTTAACTCTTTCTGTACCTCTTAGTTGTGAACCCTCTTCAGCAGTTTCGGCTCTACGTTCTTGTCCTTCAACTCTTCTAAGTGCTCTCTGTTGATTACCTGTTTCAGCTAGGGTTGCTCTTTCTTCTTGACCAGTTGTTCTCTGTGTTAAACGTGTTTCATCACCTAAGCTTTGCTGCTTTCTAATATCTTCTGTGGTGAAGAACTGTTTGTTATAACGATCTAATTTTGCTGCATATTCTGAATTGATCTGAGATTGCTTAGCTGCAGCCTCATTCAGAACTACCTGACCAGTAGCACTCTCGTCAGGAATGATTACCTGTTTAGGAGGTAATGTATTTTGTAGGTTCTCCATTGTTGAAGAAGAACTGCTTCCGCCGCCACCCATAGTTAACCTCCTATATGTTTCGAGTTAATTGTAAACCGCCAAACTGATTAGCAGCTGTCTGTGCAGTAGCTGTTGCTGCCTTCATTTT